CCACCACCTCCGCGATGCAGGCGCAGGCGCAGGCCGACATGGCCAAGCGCTCCGCCAAGGACGCCCGGCGGAACGAGCAGATCCAGCAGGAGACGCTCCGCACCCGGGCCCTCCAGGAGGCCGATGCCGCGAACCTCCGCAAGCAGGCGCTCACAGACTCCGCTCGTGAAGCCCTTGCCGTCGCAGACGTAAGCGCCGGGGAAGGCGGGGTCGGAGGCAACTCCGTCCGTGCCATCGCCCGGGACATCGAGCGGCAGCGCCTTGCCGGCATCAACGCCGTAGAGCGCAACGATGACGCGACCCAGGAGCAGCTCGCCCTCGAGGCGCGAGGTGTGCGTGCCCGCGCCGCCCGCGAGATCAACAGCCTGAACCCCGGGATGGGGCCCGGCCTCGCCGCCACCAACTCCGCCCTCCAGGGACTCGGAAACACACTCATGCTGACCTCGGCGGCCCAGAGTATCGAAACGTAGGAGACGACCATGCCCCGCCTCATCGAGCCGCCCGACGAGTACGTCGAGACGACGATCGCCGTCGAGGACAACGAGCGCTCCCAGCGGAGTACGGACCTCCCCGACCCCGAACCCTTCCGACCCCAGGCATCCCCCGTCGACCTCTCGCGTGGGGCGCCCGGGCGTTCCAAGCTGGCGATGCTTCAGGGCATCAGTCAGATCCTCGAGTCCGCAGTCGGGACCACCCGGCAGGGGCTCCAGTTCTTCGACGACCTTCAGGAGCGGACCCAGGCCGAGGAGCGTGACGAGGTTGGCCTTGCCATGCGACAGGCGGAGGTCATCGAAGCCTCCCCGCCCGGCCCCGTGCGCCGCTTCTTCCAGGGAGCGAACCCCTTCATCGGGCAAGGCCGCAACGAGCAGTTCGGCGAGAACACCCGCATCCGGGCATCCGCCGCCTTCGAGACCGCCCTCATCGCAGAGCGTCAGCGGCGAGCGGAGCTCCGAGAGAGGGGACAGGACGCCCCGTCCATCGAAACCCCCGAAGAAGTCCTCACCTTCGCCCAGGACTACTTCGACACGGAGATGCTCAACCACGAGCTCGGCCGTGATCCCCACTTCCAGCGCGGGTTCCAGGAGGACCTACGCGGTGACCTCGAGGCCATCATCCAGCGGGAGGAAGTGTCCCGCCGTGAACGGATTGTCGACGAGGCCCACGAGGCCGGAGCCCAGCTCACTCGCGAGCTCACCGCCGCCATCCTCGACGACGTCACCGACTCGGTGTCCCCCACCGCCCTCGAGGAGGGCACGCGGACCTGGATCGAAACGAATGCCGCTGTCGGTCTGGGAACCAAGGACGAGCTCGCCGCCGTGGTCATCGCTTCCGCCGGGGTCGACCTCCTCGCCCGGGTGCGCCGTGGTCAGTGGGCCGACATCGGACCGCAGGAGCTCGGCAGCATCCGCTCTCAGCTGATGTCCGTGGCCGGCGCCGACACCGAGAACCGCTCTCGTGTCTCCGACGCGATCGAGCGAGTCCAGACCGCCATCGACACCGCTCAGTCCGACGCCGCCAAGGCCGACGAGGCATCGGACGACGCCTACCTCGAGAAGCTGGGGCGCGACCTCATCGTCGCCACCCAGGAGAACGACAGCCCCCGAGCCCGCCAGATCGCCAACGAGATCGCCCTGGTCTCCGGTGATCCCGGCGACGGGGTCAAGGCCCTCGACGACGCCCTCACTCTCGCTTCCTCCGTTGGAGCGACCACCGCCAACGAAGCCGCCTTCAATCAAGTCCTTGAGCAGATGGACCTGAACGGGTGGACCCTCAAGCAGGTGAATCGGTACGCACGGCAGCTGGAGGAGCTCGGTAACTTCGCATTCACGGCTGACCAGAAGTCCGAGTTCCGGATCGAGCAGAACCGGAACCAGGGACGCGGCCGTGTCCGCAACGACGACTCCTTCAAGGCGGCCCGAGCCGAGCTCGTGACGCTCATCAAGCAGTCTGGCGGAGGCGACCTCAGCGACCCCCTCTCCGATATGTTCGGCGGACTGAGCAGGTCCCAGCTGGAGACGGCCGACGCCTACCGAGGCATCCTGCGCGCGTTCGACCAGCGGGTCATCGCCCATGCCATGGACGCGGGCGGCATCGAGTCCATCCGTTCCTCCCCGGAGTGGAGCCGCGTCCTCCGTGCCGAGGCCGACAACGCCCTCGCGCGGATCGGCAACGTGGCTCAGGCGTCCGGCGCCCCTGATGGGGCTGCCAAGATCGAGCGCTTCAACGAGCGCCTCCAGAGCGAACAGCAGGGCCGGGACGAGGCCACAATCCGAGAGATCCGTGACGCGAACATCTCCGAAGAGGAGAAGGTGTCTGCCACCAAGGCGGTCCACCAGATTCAGAAGGTCGAGCGGATTATCCAGGCGTTCCCTGACGAACCCGACGGGACCGTCCCCTTCATGGACCCGGGTGTCGCCCTTGCCATGAACGGCGTCGACAACGCCCTGGACGAGTTCGTCCGCCAACAGGACCTGCTCGAGACCCAGATCGCCTCGCTCCAGGGAGCCGTGCGCGAGATCGCGAAGGCCCCCAACGCCACCGGCTCCGCCCGAGCCCTGAAGCCTGTGCAGGAGCGGCTCGCGCAGCTCCAGTCTGCGCTCGACGAAGTCAACACCGAGATCGCTTCCCGGACGGCAGACGCCGACGGTGAGACCGAGATCGCCGCCAACTAGAGAGACCACCCATGGCCGCATCCGACGTGAACCTTCAGAACGACAGCGTGGCAGCGGACATCAGCCGCCGCGCCCGCGACGAAGAGGACGCGCTGGACCGCGCTGTCCGACGCAGCGTGGCACCGGCCCCGGTCGACGACTCCGACATCTTCGGAGACCCGGCCGCACCCGCGGCAGGAAGCCCCTCCGCCGGTGGGGACCCGGGCGCCCGCCCCACCGACCCCGAAGGACGCCCGCTCATCGGGTGGGATGTCCTCGCGGCCCCCGTCACGGGGATCGTGCGGGGTGCGGCGGAGGCGGTCGACACCGTCGGCGACCTGATCGGTCAGGACTTCGATCTGTCCGGAGCGGTGGATGACGCCGCCGAGGGCACGGTCTTTGAGCTCGACACCCCCGCCGACCATCTCGTCGGGTCCCTCTCGCAGTTCGCCGTCCCCTTCGGCGCTGCGTTCAAGGGCCTGAAGATGATCAACTTCATGCAGAAGGGCTGGCGGGCCTCCGCAGCGGCCGGCGTCATCGCCGACTTCGCCGCCTTCGACCCCGACGAGGGCCGCCTCTCGGACCTCATCAACGAGCACTTCACCGCCCTCCAGAACCCCGTCACCGAGTGGCTCGCCACCGACGAGGAAGACACCGCCCTCGAGGGCCGGATGAAGAACGCCGTCGAGGGCCTCGGCCTGGGCCTCGTGGGGGAAGCGCTCGCCCGCTCCTTCCGCGGGAGCAAGGCGATCAAGGGCGCGGTCGACGACCTGAACTTCAAGACCACGCCCGAAGACTTCGCGAAGATCGACCCCGAGTTCCGAACCGACCTGTTCGCCCAGGCGGAGAACGTGAAGGTCGCCCGCGAGCGGGTCGACATCCTCATGTCCGCCCGCGAGCAGCTGATGGCTCTCGACGAGGCCGACCCTGCCTTCATCAAGGCCCGGGAGTACCTCAAGGCCAAGGCCGCCGGCAACGCCGACCTCCCCAAGCTCTCCGACGAAGCCGCCGCCCTGGTTGCCGACGCCGAGTACCGCGCCACCTCCTACGGTGAAGATGCGCTGGGCGCCCTCAACGCCCGGGCTGCCTCCGCCCGCGAGCTCTCGCCCCTCGCCGCCCTCGAGAAGGACGACCCGAACCTCGCCAAGACGGTTCGCGAACTGATCGACGACGAGGACCAGCTGGGCAGCCTCTCCAACACCTCCGAGCTCTCCAACTTCATCGCCGAAGAGACGGAGAACCTGAAGCACGCCCTGGTGGAATGGGAGCGTGTCCGCACCGACGCCCGGTGGGACGAGCTCGCCCCCGGCATCCAGCGCTCCATCGACGAGGGGGTGACGGCCAACCGCCGAGCTCCCGACTCCGGCTTCCGCTTCCTCCAGATCGAAAGGGACTCCGATGACCGCATCCGCTCCGTCCTCGAAGGACAGGGCCGCAGCGCCTCAGCCCCCGGACAGCTCCGCATCATCGACGATGCGGGAACGCCTCGGGCCGGTGTGGTGGAGCCTCGTCGCGTCTCTCGAACGAAGGGCGTACTTGGCGGCGCTGCGCGTCTCGACCCTGAGCAGCTCACTCGCCTGAACCGCGCCGTTCAGGAGGGCGACGCCCAGGGTGTCGGCGCGATCCTCGCCGAGGGGACGAACATGAACTACGTCCTCTCCGACGACAACCGCGTGCGGAACCTCTACGCCGAACTCGGCCGCATGTACGACGACGCCGGCAAGGGGACCAAGCGCTCCCTCGAGGAGACCCGAAAGCGGGCCGACGAGCTCATGGCCGACATGGGCCGCTCCGCCAACGAGGACCCCGCTCAGCTCGAGCGCTTCCTCGACGAGGTCATGCCCGGGAGCAACCTCCCGTCCGACGTGAAGATCACCGCCCTCCGGACCATGGAGGCGATGACCATGCAGCGCACGATGGAGCTCACCGAGCAGGTCCTGAACGGAGCGAGCAACGCCCGCACCGTGGCGGAGATGATGCAGGCTTCCCAGGCCGCCCTCCGCCTCAACGACGCCCGCCGCTTCCTCTCCGCCGACCTCGCCCGGGGCCTGAACGCCCACAAGATCCCCGTGCTGGGAGAGGGAGCTCTGCCTCCCCAGGCCATCGAGATCATCCGCGAGGGCGGAGACCCTACCTTCATCGCCAAGCGAATGCGCGCGGCCATGCAGGGTGGGCCCGACGCCATGACGAGCCTCCGCAAGGAGCTCGAGAACCCGAAGATGAAGGCGCTGTCCGGCTACTGGTACGCCTCCCTCCTTTCGGGACCCATCACCCACATGGTCAACATGGGCTCGAACGCCGGCATCGCCGTGCTCCGGCCCGTCGAGGACATCGTGGGTGGGCTGGTCGAGGGCGCCTTCAAGGGCGACTTCCGCCGGGCCCAGGAAGGTGTCGAAGCCGTCCATGACCTCGTGCGTTCCCTGCGCGGCAGCTTCAAGGCTGCGGCCATCGCGTTCGACGTGGGCGAGTCCCAGCTGGGCAAGGCCATCACCCCGTTCGATGCCCCCGAGCTCGCCTCGCGTGGCCCCCTCCATGCCCTGACGGAGGGCAAGAACGGGCCCCTCTACTCCATGACCCGGGCCTTCTCCACGGTCCTGGGCGTCCCCGGCCGCCTCCTGGTGGCAGAGGACGAGATGTTCCGAGGGGTCAACTACTTCGTTCATGCCCGCCGGGCCGCGCGCCGCCACCTCCGGCAGACCCAGCCGAACCTGAAGGGGTCGGACTTCGAGAGCCAGCTCGAGCAGCTGACCCAGGATGCCCGCCACTGGTCCGAGTTCTCCAACCGCCTGTCGGTCGAGAAGCGGGCCGAGCTCCGGGCCATCCACGAGGGAGCCCTCAACGAGGCCCGGTACAGCACCTTCACCAACGACCTCGAGTACGGGATTGGCAAGAGCCTCCAGACCTTCCAGCACAACCACCCCTGGTTCCGCCTCATCATGCCGTTCGTCCGCACCCCGACGAACATCTTCCGGTTCGCCATGCAGCGAGTCCCGGGAGCGGGCCTGATCCAGCGGCAGAACCGCGAGCTCATGCAGGCGATCCGCGCGGGCAACCGCGATGCCATGCGGGACCTCGCAGGCCGGCAGATGGTCGGGATGGGCGTCACGATGGTGACGGCGGACCTGTTCGCGAAGGGCGCCATCACCGGGGCCGGACCGACGGACCCCGCCCAGCGGGAGCAGTGGCTCACCACCCACCAGCCCTACTCCATCCGGGTAGGAGACGAGTGGCTCGAATACCGCCGCCTGGAGCCCTTCGGGATGCAGGTCGGTCTGGTCGCCGATGCCCTCACCTCCTACAGCGAGCTCGAGTCCGACGAGCAGCTGGACGCAGCTGGCGTGATGGCCGGCACCACGGCCTCCATCATCTCGAACCTCTCGAGCAAGCGATACCTCCAGGGCATCACGCAGTTCCTGGGCATGGTCTCGTCGGGAGAACCCGAGGCGGTCAAGCGGTACATACTCTCCCAGGCGGGGAACCTCGTGCCGCTCGCCCAGCTGAACGCGCAGACGAACCGCGCCCTGGTGGACCCGCAGCTGCGGGAGCTCCAGAACGTGAGCGACTCCCTGCGTTCCCGCATCCCCGGCCTCTCGGACTCGGTCACCCCTCGCATCAACCTGTGGGGTGAGCCGATCAACCTCCCGCCCGGCTACCGCTACGACACGCTGGCGCCGCACCACAACGGCAACATCACGTTCACGAACGGCCTGGGCTCCCTCCTCATCCCCGCGAAGAACCGCAGCGTCCACTCGACGCCCACGCGGGAGTGGCTGACGGAGATTGGCTTCTCGCTCGGCAACCCGTCCCGAACCTATTGGGGCCGGATGCGCGACGTGAAGCTGACGCCCGAGCAGCGGAACCGTTGGATCGAGCTCACCAACAACGCCCGGGGCTCCCGGACGTCGATGGAAGCGGAGATCGAACGCCTGCGGACCGACCCGCGAGTGGCTGAGCTCACCGATCAGGCGGCAGTGGACCTCGTCCGCGACATCATCCGCCGACGGAAGTTCCGTGCCGAAGTCCAGATGATGAAGGAGTTCCCCGAGCTCCGAGAGAAGGCCCTCGAGAAGAGGGTCCAGCGCATGATCCGCTCCCGGTCCGACGAGGAACGAGCGACGGAGCTCACCGAGCAGATGCGCGAGCGCCTCGCCGAAACCCTCTAACCCTCCCCAGGAGCCCCCTCCACCATGCCGCAGTCCAGAACAATCCACACCAGTGACGGGATCGTGCAACAGTTCGCTGTTTCGTTCCCGTACCTATCTAGGGACCATGTGAGCGTCACGGTGGAGGGGGTCCCCACCGCCATCACTTCGTGGATCGACGACTCGAATATCCAGATCACCCCGGCCCCGGCGGCAGGAACGGCGAACAACATCGAGATCCGCCGTACCACCCCGGACGGGCTCGTCTCCTTCTCGAACGGGGCGGCCCTGACGGAGGACGACCTCAACACCGCCATCCTCGCTGCCCAGTATCAGACGGAAGAGGCGGCAGATGAGCAGGAGTCCGATGACGACTCGGCCACCTCGCGGCTGACGATCGTCGAGGCGCAGGTAGCGGTCATCTCTCCGAAGGTGACCGACTTCGAGGACCAGCTCGGGGCCGCCTTCGCCTTCCACTCCAACGGGGTCCAGACCAACTTCAACTCTGGCACCCCCACCCTGGTTCCCTTCGCCACCACGGAGCTCGGCGGGGCCTCGGCCGTGAACGGGGAGTTCACCGCCCCCTTCCACGGCTGCTGGCACTTCACGGTCACGCTGACCCCAGACCCTGCCTCCCTGACCGCAGGAGAAGAGTGGATCGTGTCCGTCGGGACTTCCTCGTCCCCGTCGGCCCGCCGGACGTGGTTCGAGGTCCAGGGGGACCCCGACCGCGACACCGTGACCCTCACCTGTGCCCTATTCCTCACTCAGGGTGCGGTCGTCGGCGCCTACGTACGCCGCTTCTCTGGGTCCGGGAACTTCCAGCTGAACAACCAGGGCGCGGACAACACGTTCACCGGGCTCTGCCTCGCGAAGTCCTGAGCCTATGGACGGTGAAATCATCCCCAAGTGGTTTTGGAAGATCGCCGCCCTCTGCACCATCGGGGGCACCGTGACGCTGGTCACCGTGGGCTGGTCCCTCGGGTCCTTCATGTCGGAGACCCAGACATGGCAGCGGGCCCAGGACGAGCGCTTCTTCTCGCACCTGGAAGCAAGCCGAGAGCTCCACACCCAGCTGATCGACTCCGTCACCTCGGTCCGCGACACCGTCACCGTCAATGGCGAGTACGGGGCGAAGTTCAAGGCCCGTATGGACGTCATCGACCACCGCCTCAACCTCCTCGAGAACAAGGAATAGAAGACCCATGGAATTTGATACCGCCACCATCCTCGGGGCCCTCGCGGCCCTCACCGCCGCCGTCGCTGGAATCGTCCAGGCCGGCAAGTTCTTCTCCCGCTTCACGGACACCACGAAGGACGACGAGTTCTTCGCCAAGGCCGAGGAAGTCATCGAGGGCCTGAGCCCCGAAGACGAAGCCCGCCCGGAGTAGCTCCGTGAACATCGTCGCCGCCCTGGTGGCGGCCCTGCTCGGGTTCCTTGCCCTGGTCTTCGGCTACGGCAAGGTCCAACAGAAGAGAGGGCGGGCAGCCGAGCAGGCCCGCTTCAACCAACTCGTCGCAGACCAGGAGGCCGTCAATGCCCTGCGTGCCGAATCGGTGGCTGCCGCTCCTCGTCGCTCTCCTGACGAGCTCGCTGCTCTCGTGCGCCACCTTGCTTCAGCCAGCCGCCGCCGAAAGGCCAAGTTGTCCGGCTCCCTCGAGCGAGGCGAGTGAGGAGTTCGACGACCTCGTCTGGGACGGGCGCTACTCCAACTTCGTCGGCTGGTTCGGGGACCTCCTCGAATACTGTTGGCACGAGGAGCTCGAGGAGGGACTCCATGTCTCGGACCCTCCGTGAGCGCGCCCGCGATTGGCGATGGTGGGGAGAGCAGATCGTCCACTTCGTTGCGATCGGTGCTGCTCCCGTCTCCCTCTCCCTCTGGGTGGCCCACTCGGTCCATCCGGTGGCGGGTGGAGCGGCAGGGGCGGCCTGGGTTGCAGGCGTGCGTGAGTTCGATCAGCGGCCCGTCGGCTCGTGGGGAGACCTGCTTGTCGATGTCGCCTTCACCATCGCCGGCGGTGCAACTGCGGGCGCATTTCTCCTTCTGAAAGGAGGCCACTGATGGCCACCCGTGAAGACCTACAAGACCTCCAGTCCGAGATGGTCTCCCTACTCCGGCAGAAGATCCGAGATGGGACGGCCACCGCCTCGGACCTGAAGGAGGCCAACTCCCTGCTCGGACGCAACGGGGTCCTCGCCCGGTCCTCCGACAGCGTAACCGAGCTCGCCGACGAACTGGCCGACGAGACGGGCGACTCCGGCCTCGAGAACCTGCCCCCGCCCGGGACCCACTACCACAACTAGGAGGAGAGCTCATGCTCACCGACGAAGAGATCAGCGACCGAGTCAACTACCACACCCCCACGCCGAAGGGGGTCACCCGCCATGCGAAGCTGTCTGTCGCCGCAGAAGCCTTCATCCAGGAGATCAACAAGGTCGTCCCGGATGGCAGGGAGAAGAGTCTGGCGATCACCAACGCCGAACAGGCCAAGTTCTGGGCCAGCGCTGGTGTGGCCCGGAATCCAGACACGGTATAACAGGAGGCCCTGATGGCCGAGTCCCCCAGCGAGAAGGCACGAGCCAAGAAGGAGTTCCGCGCCTTCCTCTACCTCATGTGGCGCTTCCTCCAGCTGCCCCCGCCCACCCGCTCCCAGCTCGCCTTCGCCGACTACCTTCAGTACGGCCCCAAGCGGAAGGTGCTCATGGCCTTCCGTGGCGTAGGGAAGTCCTGGGTCACCGCTGCCTACGTCATCTGGTGTCTGTGGAGGAACCCCCAGGAGAAGATCCTGATCGCCTCGGCCTCCGAGAAGCGGGCCGTGAAGTTCTCCTCCTTCGTCAAGCAGGTCCTCTTCGATTGGGAGATGGTGAAGGAGCTCCACCCCCGGTCCGGTCAGCGGAGCTCCATCCTCGCCTTCGACGTGGCCCCGGCCAAGCCCGCTCAGTCCATGTCGGTCATGTCCGTGGGCATCACCGGGCAGATGACGGGCGACCGTGCCCATCGGGTCATCTTCGACGATGTGGAGGTCCCCAAGAACTCGGAGACCACCACCCAGCGAGAGAAGATCGGCGAGCTCGTCCGTGAGGCCGCCGCCCTCCTGGTCCCCGACAAGGACCTCGAGGAGGGGTTCGAGACCGAGATCATCTACCTCGGGACTCCCCAGACCGAGGACACGCTCTACGTCAAACTGCCCGACCGTGGCTACTCCATCCGCATCTGGCCGGCCCGCTACCCCGACCAGAAGATCCGGGACTCCTACGAAGCCCTGGGAGCGGAACTCTTCAAGGAGCTCCTCGACGACATGGAAGCGGGGGCCCGAGAGGGAGACCCCACCGACCCCGCCCGATTCGACGAGACCGACCTCCTCGAGCGGGCCAAGGAGTACGGCCCCGTCGGGTGGCAGCTCCAGTTCATGCTGAACCCCAGCCTGAGTGATGCCGAGCGCTACCCGCTGAAGCTCCGAGACCTCGTGGTCGCCGCCTTCGACCATGAGCTCGTCCCCAACAAGATCGTCTGGTCTGGAGACCGGGAGTACACAGCGGAGGATCTAGTCTCCGTTGGGCTCTCGGGGGACAAGTTCCAGCGCCGCATGGTGGTCCGAGACTCCGACGGCATCGAGGCGGGCGGCTACGCCCCCTTCGTCGGGGGACTCCTGACCGTTGACCCTTCGGGACGCGGCAAGGACTCCACCTCCTGGAACGTGACCAAGGTCCTCAACGGACAGATCTTCCTGGTCGCCAAGGGCCGCTTCCGCGGGGACGGCTACTCGGACACGGTCCTCGCCGGCCTCGCCCAGAAGTACGTCACCTACGGGTGCAACGCCGTCCGCATCGAGTCCAACTTCGGTGACGGCATGTTCACCCGCCTGCTCTCCCCGCACTTCGCCAAGGTGACCGGGAGGGGCCTCGACCCCGAGGACGTCGACTTCAAGAACATGGGCATCCAGAAGGAGGCCCGGATCATCGACACCCTCGAGCCCGTGATGGCCCAGCACAAGCTGATCATCCACGAGGATGTGGTCCGAGAGGACTACGACAAGGCCCCTCGAGAGGACCCCGATCGGCGCCACCACATGCTGTTCCACCAGATGACCCGGATCACCCGCGACCGGGGCGCCCTGAAGTTCGACGATGACCTCGACTGCCTCGCCATGGCTGTCCACTACCACATGGAGGCCATCGGGAAGGACATCGACGAGGAGGTCCGGCAGCGGCGAGAGGACGCCCTCGACGCCGAGCTCAAGGCTTTCTCCGACGCCTACCATGCCGAGCACGGGATTCCTGTGCAGAACCGGACGTGGGGAGCTCAGGGAGGTGCGCTGGGACGGATGGGGTATCGCTAGTCGGGCCCTACTCGAGAACCCGAGGGTTCTTGGCTGCGTGCTTCAGCTCCTCGAGCAGTTCCTGTGCCCTCGCCTCATTCTCCACCTGATCCGCTGCGTCTTCAGCGAGCCAGTCCGTGGAGTCTAGGGCGGGGGCGGGATCAGGGGAACAGGCGGTGATCGCGAGGAGGAGGGTGAGGAGGAGTAGGTGGAATGGTTGGGGCTGGATCAGGGGCATGGTTGGGGCCTCCGTTGGGGTATGGGCGGAGAGTGTACACCGCTCGATCTGATCAGCATTTCCGAAGACCCAAACGCATACTCTCGCCGCGCGCGTTCCCCCCGGTGGGGGTGGGCCTCGGCGTGCGTGTGCGCGCGTGCGCGTGACGCGGGCGGGCGCGTGCGGGCGTGCGTGCGGGCGCGTGTGTGCGCGTGCGGGCGTGCGTGTGTGCGCGTGCGGGCGCGTTACGCGCGCTGGCGGGCGCGTGCGCGCGTGTGTAGCCGCTAGGGGCTCGCAGTGGTGGGGGAACTACCAGCGCGGGCGCGTGCGTGCGTGCGTGCGCGCGTGCGCGGGGGTGGGCGCAGCTGCCACGCCCGTCCGCCTAGCTCGCGAGCCCGATCCGACAGCCGTCCGCCATGGGGCGGGCCTTTTGTCGATACCGGCCCGACTCTATGCATACCCCGAAGTCAAACCCAAGGCCCCGCTGGCCACGCCCCTAGGCGCATTTTCTTTATGAGCAATTCCAGGGGGTTACGACCGATTGTCACCCTCCGACCAAAAATACCCGTTGACTATGGGCGTCGAATGCCGAACCATTGGGACATCGCGAGGGCGACCCAGCCCCGCGACCATACGACAGCCCCCGGATAACCGGGCGATGCGAGTCGAGGCAACGCGGACTCCACATCCGCGCCGGTTACGGAGCCTCGCACGACCCACCGGCGGACACGAGAGCCGGACACCCGAGGGCAGCGGAACGGCCCGGGGGTGTGAAACCCGACACGCGGCTAACGCGGGGATCGGAGGGGGCCCGAAGGCATCGCGCCGCGGGTACGGATACGAGGCGCACCGATTCCGGCTCCGTCTCGATTGAGTGTGTTCCAAGCGATCGGTCCGAGTGTGACGGGTGACGGCGCGGGAACGAAACGAAACGACGGCAAGCGGCCCGCGCTAGTGGGCAGCAAGCTAGGACCCTCGCCCGGTCCCCACGCGAGTCCGCGAGTCCTGCGTCCACGAGACGAGGCCGGACGGCACGGGACCATAGGGGCGGGGTAGCGCGTCCACCGACGCGGGCCGCTTGCCTTTCGTTTTAGTGCTAGGCGCGTCTTTCGATGAGCGGGGCCAAAGCGCCCGTAAGACTACCGCTTGCCGCGTCTAGCACTGAAACGAAAGGGGACCGATATGAGCTGCGACTATTTCGACCTAGGGACCGATGGGGCGCCCGCGTGGCACCGCATCGCGGAGGCTGCCGGGGAGCTGCTTTTGGATGCGGGGAATCTTGACCGCGCAATCTCGCGAGCCGAGACGATGGCCGCACGGCACAAGGACACCGACGGGCGCGACTTCTACGAGGCCGCGGCCGCTTGCTTGAGGGGGATGTGATGAGGGTTAGGGCAACTCAGCCGGTGAAATTCCGGCATCACGATGGTACGGCGGGACGCATCGGTAACGCGATCCACATCGCTAATCCACACGATAAGACGTGGCACAGTCACCGCTTCCTATTCCAATTCGGGGCGATCGGCACGACATATGTACTTGTGTACGAAAACGAGCCCTGCGCCGCATTGGAAGAAGCCGCGGGGTTTCTCCTTGACGCTGGCTGGTTCGGGCACATCACCCCACACGAGGCGCCCCAAGACGCACTAGGGTGCGACTGCGCCGACCCCTACGAGTGCGAGGCCCATACCTACACCGAATCCGGCTGGCTCACATCGTGGGAATGGACGTTAATCGAGGACCCAACGAACGCCGAGCTGCGCGCCATCCATCACAACAGCTAGAACGAGTGGCCATAGCCACAGGAGGACCGGTACATGATCTACACCACACCCGACGGCTACACGCTGCGAGTCTTCTCCAGCATGTACATCGACTGGGGCCTGTCCATCGACGGGCCGAACGGGGAGGAGCTGTTCTACAGCCCCCACGCGCTGAGTATCGAGTCCTACGGGCTCAAGCCAGCCGCCCGCTTCGACTCCTGGGAGGACGCGGAAGAGGCATTCAACAACGGCCAGAGCGATGCGATCGAGGACTGGACCCACGAGGACTGGACCGAGTGCTTGGAGAGCGAGGCGTGGGAGCTGATCGAGGCATTCGTGCCGGAGGAGGACTGAGACATGGCAAGCGAGTACACCCTAGAAACCTACACGCACGAGGACGTTGAGTGGCTGGCTGAAGGCCACCGCGTCCGGCTGGTCTACGACGTGCACTACCAGACCGTTGGCTCCTACGCCTACGACACGGAAGAGGAAACCAAGGAGGCCGAGGACTACGAAATCGCGCAGCTCGAAAAACACGAGTGGGTCGCCCTGGGCCGTATCGAAGAAAAACCCTGCAACGGCGAGTGTGGCGGGTGGATCGTCGTAGACAGCCTGTGGGGCATCGTCGTGGACAACACCGCAGAGGGATACCAGGAGGCAGCCACGCTATGAGCGAGTACATCAGCTTCGACCCCTTCTACTTCGACCCGGACGAGGACGTGGAAATGTCCGACCGGACGTGCTGGTCGGTCTACGGGTCCGACGTCCAAGGCGCGGGGCGCTTCGGACTGCACTACGGGGACGCCGAATCGTGGGAGTGCCTGCGATTCCTCTGCGACGAGCCAGAGGAAGACACCGGCTACGACAACACCACCCCAGGCGGAGCCTTCTGGCTGCCGACCTACTCCGAGGCGTACCCGTGGCTGGGCTGGGTTCACTTCCACCGCGGAGGGCTGGACGTATGACCAGCGGACGCACCCTCATCCTACTACTCGCCTTCCTCGTCGGCTTCTACGCCGAGTGCCGGGAGATCGAGGGCACCACCTACGAACCGCCTTGCTGGGAGGACTGAGACATGCCGCACCATCGCCCTATGCCGGACCACAGAGAGCGTGAGGCTCACCAGCTCTACGACGCAGCCCTCACACTACTCGCCTTCGGTGGAGTCTTCGACCGGGGAGCGTGCGCCGACGTTGCCGAGTGGCTCCGCCTCGAACGGGACAGAGGACCGGGGTACGACACGGATGAGGCCAATGAGGCCGAACTACACGAGGCCCTTATCTCCTTCTTCGAGAACGAAGCGCGGGGAGGATGAACAGTGAAGGTCGTTGTCTGGGACGGGCGGGTGTACCTCGTCCAATCCAACGGCATCGTGAGAGATATCACCATCAACAGCCCGGAGTTGCCGGGCATGGAGGACTAAGACATGACCGACAAGAGACGAGTATTCCTGGCACCCTTCGCCCACCCGCTGGCTGGCCGCTGGGTGGACGCCTGCGATGCCGAGGAGGAGCTGGAGAGGCTCCAGGAGAAGTGGGGCGACGTGGACTTCGGGGCGATGGACTCCGAGGGGTTCGGGGGAGTGGTGAACGAGTACACCAGTGTGGAGGACATCCTCGCGCTGGACGAGGCCATCGAGCAGCACGGAGACAGCTTCGTGGCCTTCCTCCGGTTCAACGGGGGACCAGCCGCACAGTGGACAGTCGAGGACGCGGTGGCGCAGTACGAGGAGGAGTACGTCGGCCAGTACGATTCCACCCTGGACTTCGCCGAGGAGGTAGTCGATAGCTACGGCTACCTCGACGCGATGCCCGAAAGCCTCCGCTCCTACTTCGACTATGCCGCCTTCGCCCGAGACCTGATGATGGACCACTACGAGCAGGACGGGTTCTACTTCCGGTTCTGCTAAGGGGCCATAGCCACGGAGGAACTATGGGAGAACTGAAGCCGTGTAGTGAGTGCGGAAGCACTACCTACCGAATCCACACGACCGAAACCCGGAGCTACGCCTGCACCGGGATGGACGAAGAGGGCTCACCGGACTACGGAGACGAGCTGGGCTTCTGCGGGGAGGTCATCGACGCCTACGTCCGCTGCGCCAACTGCTTCACCGAGTACCCCTACGAGGAGGACTGACCCATGCTGCCCATCGAACAGTACCGACACCGCAAGGCGCGGATGGCCGCACTCGGCCGTGACAACGCCATCGTCACCTACTGCGACATCTGCGGGAGCGAGGAGGTGGAGGTCTGCGTCTCCGCCTTCATCGACCCCAACAACTGGTTCCTGGTGGACGACGGGAACGTGATGGAGAACATCCACGAGACGTACTGCCGCCGCTGCGAGGAGGAGGAGAGGGACGGAGTGACCGTGCCCATCCGCCAGTTCAATCGAAAGACCGGGGACCGCAGCGCGCGGTGGACCAAGGAGAAGGAGTGGCACACCGACGAGCCCGTCCTGTGGCCCTGTGACCTGCCGACGACGCTGCGGCTGAAGGAGGAACCGGTCTGATGCCCACCTACGACTACCGCTGCGACCACTGCGGCCACGAGTCCGAGGCCACGCAGGCCATCACCGAGGAGCCGCTCCGCATGTGCCTGAACTGCGGGCGGCTGGAACTGAAGCGCCTCATCTCCCTGGGCACGACGTTCGCGCTCAAGGGAGGGGGCTGGGCGAAGGATGGATACCGATGAGCGCCGCACCCGAGCCCGGCTTCCGGCTCCTCACGCGCTACCTCCAGGAGAGACTGAACGGAGGGGCACCGAAGAACGCCGGCGAGACGGGCGTGTCTTCCACCCGAGTCTCCGACGGCGGAGCAAGGCGGCTGGCTGAAGACCTGGGCTGCGAACTGAAGATGGAATGGAACGGAGCCCGCTTCGTCTGCGCCATCTGTGGGCCCAAAGCACCCGTGGGTCTATGTGACCGAGACAAGCACGACGCCTACTACGAGGCGCTCGAAAGGAGACCGTGATGTCCATGCCCATCTTCCCCGAGGAGGACGACACCTGTCCCGAGTGCGAGGGCCACGGCTACGCCGCATTCACCACCTGCTCGCCCGACCACACCGGCGTCGAGCTGCAACGCTGCGACTCATGCAGCCAGCTTGCGAGTGACGACTGCGCCGCCATGCGCTTCGTCCGCGAGCTGGAAGCCGCCGACCCCTGGGCCCAGGACATGGCCCGCTTCATGCTCCAGTACGGGGCACCCATCCACACCTCAGAGGAGGACTGAGACCGATGACCGAACTGCACACGACCGAGATGACCAGCACCAAGCACGACACATTCACCGAACACGACTGCCGAGAGACGGCGGACTACCTCATCACCGACGTGGGATGGGCCGAGGCCAAGGCGTTCGCCGACCTCGCCGAAGTCTTCCACGACGACCGGCGGGACCACTACATGGCCTCCTTCTGGGAGATGGTGTCGAGCATCCTCGACGGGGAGAACCCGGCGTATGCGTGAGGTGATGGAAGCGATCCCGGGAAGGTTCCGCACCCGGACCAAGGCCAAGGCGAAGCGGGGGAACCATCCGCCGAACAGCTGGGGACCGTACGCCAACCACGAGGATGGGCCGACGCTCCACGAGCAGCGGTGTACCGCCTGGGGATTCCTCCTCGCGGCGGCGTGGTTCAAGAACGAGCTGATCGACCCGCCCACGAAGGAGTACCTGGAGGTCTTCGCTGACCTGCATGGGCTGGCGGTGCCGGGGTTCAGTGAGTGCGTGCTCGAGATGCACGAGGGAGGAGGTGAGGAATGACCAACATCGACACCATCGCCGCGCGGAACAAGCGCATCCAGGATCTGGAAGACGAGCTGCGCCGTCGTCAGGAGATCATCGACGACGCACGCATCCGACTCGACGATCGACTCCATCGCGCCGAAGCCGCCGAGGCCCGAGTCGCCGAGTTGGAGCGGCAAAACATCGAGCTAGAGGAAAAAGCCCGCGTGGCACCAGGGCAGTCGGTGGCACTCGTGAAGCGGACGGAGGCCAAGCTCGCCCGCGCGGATCGGCTGGCGGAGGAGGCGCAGGAGTGTATTGAAGAGCGGGAGAGCTACTGGGGCAGCCAGGAGGGGATGCACAGACACAACCCGGAGTATGAGCGACTAGAGCGAGCCCTCTCCGACTACCGCTCCGACTCCCGACCTAACAACGAAGGAGAGGAGTCATGAAGTTCCGAAAGAAGCCGGTCGTGATCGAGGCCATGCAACTCAAGAGGGAGTCGTGCCCCAAGGTCTGCGAGTGGGCCGACCTGCCCCATAGTCCCAATCTGACGGACCGATGCGGCGAGCTTCCCATTTACATCAACACACTGGAAGGCGAGATGAGAGCCGACCCCGGCGACTGGGTCATCCGTGGCGTTAATGGCGAGTTCTACCCATGCAAGCCGGACATCTTCGAGGAGACTTACGAACCAGCCGACTCCCCGCCCCAGGGCGAGGCGATCGACGCAGCGCAGGAAGCGGAGGGGGAGGAGTGAGGCTGCTCAATCTGTCGCCCGTATCGCGGGTCAACGAATGGAAGTGGCATCCGTGGTTCGCGTGGAGACCTGTCGAAACTCGCTCCTCTGAGTGGGTTTGGGCCGAGTCGATCTACCGGCGGCGGGTGCAGGCGAAGATACCCGGCGTGGCTTCCTACTTCGAGTATGAGAGACATCAAAGCAAGCACATGGACGTGGTATTCCACGCAGCGCGGGAAGCGGAGGGGGAGGAGTGAAGCTCTACAACTTCATGCAGGACGAGAAGTGGTACGAGGACGTGGGGCACATCCTGATCGGGCTGTGCCTCCCGTTCTATGGGTGGTGGCGCGAGCATCGGCAGTGGCCTCCAGGGGACCCTCACTTTATCGACCACCTGTTCGAGGACGTGGGGTATCGGCACAGCCGCGTCGCCGACAGCTACCGGGACTTCCTGGGCTACGCGATCGGGGACGTGCTCCGAACGGCCATCCTCGCGGGGGTGATCTTCTTTGCCTGAGTACTTGCTCGACGCTGGAGAGTTCGCGTCGAGAGCAACTACGGAGGAACGGTCGTGCATCGTCACTATCGGGACCTCCAACACAAGGATGATTGAACAATGCCCAACACAAGCGCACTCGCCGAAAAGAATTGGCGGATCAAGGATCTGGAGTCCAAGCTCGCCCGCGCGGATCGGCTGGCGCAAGTGCTTCGCATGGTCGAGCAGGCGATCGAAGAGGACGGGTGGCATGACCACGTAGACGATCAGGCGCATACGGTTGCCGAGTTGGTCGTCCACGAAGTCCGCGAAGCTCTCGCCGCCTACAAAGCCGGGGAGGACGAGAACAGTGACTGACGAGATGTACGACGGACTCGACGAACGCACGCGCAACGAACTGAAGCTGGAGGCCGCCGAGGCTCGGGTAGCGGAGTTGGAGCGCAAGCTCACCAACGCCGACCGGCTGGCGGAGGCGGTGCGCTCGATGAACGTGGCCCGATCAGCGGACACTGAGAACGTGACGGAGTGGGTGGCGGGCTACCAATCGGCGGACGCGGAGATCCGCGAAGCTCTCGCCGCCTACGAGGCCGGGGAGCCGGTGGTGCATCCGGACACGTCCGGCGGCGGCGCCGCGAACACGAAGGAGACGACCTGTTTCCTGCAAGATAGGTCTCCGACCCACAGTCTCGGGAATCAGGGTAAACCCCCTATTGCACTCCCTGACACACCATCAGACTCTCCCCGAGTTGGACGTCACCACCCTACCGGAGCCTCCATGCTACTACTCACCCACCGCCAACCCACCACACCCTTCTTCCGGGAGTTTCGATTCGACATGCGATTCCGATCCAAGCGGTACGAAATCTGCCGCTTCCCTGACCAGGAGATCCGTCTCCAGTGGGTCACCGAACCCAAGACCGGAGACTTCTGGCTTTGGTGGGGCGCTTGGCGCCTCGTCATCTTCAACATCAGGGCCCGTCGCCCGTCCAGAATGAGTGGACAAGGGTGATGAGTGCCCGCTATGGTCCGCCCCTTCGGATAAACCGAACACCACTGTGGCGGACACCGAAAGGACACCCCCCATGGCAACGCACTCGACAGCCTCCTTGATCACGCTGCGTAGACAGCTGAAGGAGCTCCACGACATCGACCCCTCGATGGCGGTCACCACCGCTCTGGCTCTGGTTGAGGTGGCATACCAACACCCCGAGCCCGTGAGCAGCCTGGACATCAGCCAGATGCTCGACATCGACTACTCGGGGCCGACCCGCATCATGGACCTGCTCACCGACCGGGGCCGGAAGGGCCGCGCGAAGGAGGGGCTGGGTCTGGTGACGGACTACGCCGACGAAGAGGACCGGAGGCGCCGGCTCTACGCCCTGACCGACAAGGGCAAGCGGGCCGTGAAGAGGCTGATCAAGAGGAACTGATAGGCCGCAGTTACATGAAACGTGTACGGGATACCGCCTGGGAAATCAGCTAGTTACGGCCATTCTCCCCCTGGGACACCACAGTTCTCGCTCTGTTGTGTCTCCCGGGACTATGGTCACGGAACTGGCTGATTCTCCTGGGCTTCTTCCATCGCCCATGGTAGAACTGTACCCATTGACACAGAATGCAGAGCCGCGTACGGTGCGCGGGCTGCGGAGGCACTCCCACATGACGTACCACGGGCGGAAAGCCCTGCCCCCGGCTCGAGATGGGGACACGACCGACGCCTTCAGCCGGACGTGGCGGCGCCTGCTGTGCTGCCTGGACCGACCGGGCGTCATCAAGAAGACTCGACGGCGCTTCCACAAGAAGGTCCGACGGACTGCGAAGAAGGAGCTGCGGCATGAAGGATGAGCAGGCCGAGAGGCTGATCCAATCCATCGACGCTCTCACGTCCGCTGTGAGGGCCTTATCTCTGAACCCTACCCACCCCACCAGTGGCATCGAGATCGCCCAGCCTGGGCCATCCTCCGCAGCCTCGTGGGAATCTAGTGCCCATAGTCCCTCGGTGCAGGAGATGGTCGACCGCTACATCAGCGAGCGGACATCCTCGGGGGAATGGGGCGACGGTCACCGCGAAGCAGTCACCCACTGGCTGGGTCATATGACCACGTTCCTGGGTCCGGACAAGCCGATCGTCATGGCCGACCGGGCCGAGCTGCTCCGCTACCGGCAGCACCTCGTCGAGAACCCCAAGCGGAACGGGAAGGAGCGGCGGGCGGCGTCCACCGTGAACACCATCCTGATCCACGTCGGGGCGTTCTTCCGGTGGTGCCGGGACACGGCCGAGGTCATCGAGAAGGACCCGACGGTGAAGCTGCGGCTGAAGACGGCAGGCCGAACCCGAGAGCCCTTCACGGATGGGGAAATCGAGAAGGTCTGGACCCGGCTGCGGGCAGATGCCCCGACCCCTGCCCACTACTGGATTCCCACCATCTGCCTCCTCACGGGGGCCCGGCGGGAGGAGGTGGCGCAGCTGAAGCGGAGCGAGGTGCTGGTGGAGGACGCCAACGGCATCCTCTTCATCGACTTCGCGGGGGCAGCGCAGGACGAGCGGGGGCTGAAGACTGCGGCCAGCGCTCGCCGGGTCCCTGTCCATCCCCACCTCCGGGGCCTCGGGCTTCAGGCGCTCGTGAACCAGGAGACGCAGGGCGAGTTCCTGTTCGATGCGTGGTGCCCGCTCAAGGCCAATGGCCTCCGGGCGGGGGCAGTGGGGGTCTGGTTCAACCAGCGTCTGCGGAAGCTGAAGGTCCCCAAGTCCAAGGTCCTGCACTCCACCCGCCACACCATGGCGACTCGGCTCAAGCAGCTGGGGGCGGAGGACTACATCATCGCCCAGATCCTGGGGCACGAGAACCCCAACATCACCACGGGACACTATGGCCACGAGGTGGACTTGGAGCCCCTGGATACATGGATTCAGCAGGTGGGATTTCCCCTCTAATCCATAGTGGCCATCAACGAATAGAGAGAGGGCCGGCCAACCTATAGGGTAACCCTGATGGGAGCCCTCGGAGAGGGGGAAGATCAGGGGAGCCCATGAGGAATGGATTCCTGGAGGGGGGAGATTCTCTCTCTCCTCTCCCCCCTAGTAAGAGTCCCCCTAGATCCAACCCTAAGGGTAACCCTAAGTGAACCCCTAGTAGGGGAATGGATTCGAGGAGAACAGACAGCGGGCACACCTATCCACAGGTCCGAAGCAGCGAAGCTGCAACCCATGGGGAACCCCAAGGGTACACCAAGTAGGAGGAACGAGATGGAAGACTTCCTGGCAGACCGGCAGGTCCAACTCGAGATTGAAGCCCGCGACAAGGCGGCTCAGGAATACCTCGCCAAGGTGGAGTTCCTGTCCCGAGAGGGGAACCCGGGGAACGTCGCATCCCGCCGAGCCATGACTAGCTCCAGCGTTGCCCCGCTCACCCGGGCCATCGACCGCTGGAAGGATGAGTGGGAGGCCGCCTCGGGGCGACGGCTCGGGGCCTACGCCCTGGTGAAGGACTGCCCCTCCGACCGGCTGGCCTTCCTCACGCTCCGGACCTTCCTCACTAAGGCCACCGCGCAGGGGGCCCCGCCGGCTACCGCTACCGCCACCTCGCTGGGCCGCTCGGTCGAGCGAGAGATGTGCTTCGAGAAGCTGCGGGTGGAGAAGCCCGGGGTGTGGAAGTGGCTGAAGAACAACGGGCGTCTGGATGGGGCTGCCTTCCGGTGGAAGGGGAAGGCGCTGAAGCGGGCCGCGCAGTGGGGCAACCTGGACTGGACACCGTGGACCACCAAGCAGCAACTCCTGGTGGGTATCCACCTCCTGAACCTGCTCGAGCAGTCCCTCGGCATCTGTGAGCTCATCACCGAAACGGGCAAGGCCCACCCCCACGCCCCGCTCCGGAAGCGGAACGTCTACCAGCTGACCCCCAAGGCCCTGCGCTGGCTCGAGCAGCAGGACTACCATGACGCCTGGGCCCACCGAGTCCTGTTCCCGATGGTGGAGGAGCCGGTGCCCTGGACCGAGCCCGATGACGGGGGCTACGTCCTGTACCGGGAGTCCTTCTGCAAGACCCGGAACCTGGAGTGGCTCGTGGACCAGACGGGGCGGGACCTCAGCGTGGTCTACTCGGCCATGAACGCTGTGCAGAGGACCCCCTTCGCCATCGTGGAGGATGTCCTCATCACCGCCGAGCACGCCTGGACGGCGGACTGGAGGGTGAAGGGGACGGCCGAGCTCGACGAGGTCCCGCTGCCCCCGGCACCCGAGGGTGTGGAGCAGGGCTCGGACGATTGGAAGATGTGGAAGGTCATGCTCGCGAAGACCCACGCCCAGAACAGGCGCCAGCGGTCCCGGAGGTTCTCCCTCCTCGCCACGCTGAAGCAGGCCAAGCACCACCGAGACGACCTCGTCTACTTCCCGGCTCAGGTGGACACGCGGGGGCGGCTCTACACCATGCCCACGGACCTGACGCCCCAGGGGCCTGACGTCCAGCGCGGGCTGCTCACGTTCGGGGAGCACAAGCGGCTGACCGACCCGGAGCAGTGGGCGTGGCTCAAGCGGCATGGGGCGAACTGCGCCGGCCACGACAAGCTGCCCTTCGCTGAGCGGGAGCAGTGGGTCGACGACAACGTGGACCTGATCGAGGCCATCGCCAAGGACCCCTTCTCCCAGCGGGAGTGGACACAGTTCGACAAGCCCTTCTCGTTCCTGTCCTTCGCCCTGGACTACGTCCATGCCCTGGAGACGGAGAGGTCCGCCCTGCCCGTCGCCATGGACGGGACGTGTTCGGGGCTCCAGCACTACTCGGCCATGCTGCGTGACCCGCAGGGGGCGGCGGCAGTGAATCTCGCGCCGGGAGATCGGCCGAGCGACATCTACGGCACGGTGGCCACCCGGCTCGAGGCCCTACTTCAAGAGCCCTCCAAGGAGGACAGTCCCGAAGGCAGCCTCGCCCGGCAGTGGCTCGCCTCGGGGCTGGTGACCCGGACCCTCTGCAAGCGGCCCACCATGACCACACCCTACGGGGTGACGGCTCACGGTGTGCTGGCGCAGACGACCGACCTGATTCGTGGCATCCAGCTGGAACTAGGGAGGCTCCCCTTCGAGGACGACACGGGGTGGACGGCGGTGCGGTACATCTCGCCGCTCATCCTCCAGGCCATCCACGGGGTGGTGCCCAAGGCGCTCGAGGCGATGCACACCATCCGGGCTGCGGCCGGTGCCCTTGCGGGGGCCGGGATGCAGGCGGGCTGGGTCATCCCCTCGACGGGGTTCCACGTCCAGCAGGAGTACATCCGTGCGGCCTACCAGCGCGTCCGGACCCACCTCAATGGGGAGATCCGTTCGTTCAGGCTGCGGCTCGAGAAGGAGGACCGGAAGGTGGCCCGGGGGAAGGCAGTCGCAGCGTCGGCGCCGAACCTCGTCCACTCCCTGGATGCGGCCCACCTGATGATGACGGTGAACGCGATGGAGGCGCAGGCCCCGACCCCGGTGTCCTACGCCATGGTCCACGACTCGTTCGCCTGCCATGCGGCCGACGCCCCGCTCATGGCCCAGGTCCTCCGCGAGGAGTTCGTGCGTCTGTACGAGGGGGACCACCTTCTGGCGAACCTGATGGGGCAGATGCGGGAGGGGCTCGAGGACAAGCACCTGGAGAACTACCCGGAGGTTCCCACCCAAGGGGACTTCGACCTCGAGCTCGTCAAGCAGAGCCCCTACTTCTTTGCCTGATGTGTGCCCAAAGTACCCCGCTGGCTATAGTGGTCAACAATGAAATAACAGTTTTCGATCCAGAGCCAGCGGAGGTACGGATGGCCCGGACAGGCTTCGCGATGGACGTCTTCTACTCGCAGCGTCACGCCGACGTGGCAGCGGGGGCGTTCCAGATCCTGTCGACCCTTCAGGGGAAGGCGGAGTACATGGTCGCAGCGACGGGAGCCCTGTTCCTGCTCGCGTGTGAACGGTTCCAGGTGGAGCCGAGGGATGCGATGACGGCGGTCGCCCGGATGCTGCGAGATGCGCGGCTCCAGGATGGCGGCGGCCACTACGACGCGATCCGGCGGACGCTGGAAGACGCGGGGATGTTCAAGGGAGGATTCCGACAGTGAAGATTCTGATCGACGAGGATGAGGTGCTGAGCCGTGTCCTGAAGGCTGCGCTCGACGGCGACGGCGCGTTCTACCAGGGGCCGAAACTTCAGCGGGCGGCACAGACGGGCGAGCTCCAGGCGTACTTCACCGGCCTCGACGGCGAGCTCCAACTCGTGCTCGACGTGGGCGAGGACCATCCGGAATGAGGGACTTCCTCGACATCCCCGACATCGTGGCGGAGGTCTACGAGGAGGGGCTCGAGTGGTTCCTCGACAACCCCGGGGAGGACAACCTCCCCTTCCACATCGTGGAGAACATGAATCTGGCGGGGCTCGACCCCGACCGGACCACACTGCGCTTGCTCATGGAGCGCGACCGACTCAACAGCTAGAGGGCGCAGAGCGCCACAAGGAGGCCCACATGGCCAACCCCTTCAAGGACGGCAAGAAGCCGATCAAGTTCACCACCCCCGTCGGCGATGCCGGCTTCACCGCGCTCAGCGAACCGTTCAAGCGGGACGGCGACGAGAACGGGAAGTACGAGTGCAAACTGCGGTTCGAGGGCGAGGACGCCGACGAGATGGTCGCGCTCCTCGACGACCTCTGCGAACAGGACAAGGCCGACCGGGGCAAGAAGACCCAGAAGCCCTACGTCTGGGAGGAGGACGAGGAGACCGCGGAGAAGACGGGGGTCCTCATCGTCAACTTCAAGGCCACCGCAGGGGGCGTCATCAAGAACGGCAACCGGGCCGGCGAGGTGTGGGAGCACCGCATCCGCATCCGCCAGCCGGAGCCGGGGAGGATCGGGGCCGGGTCGAAACTCGCGATCCAGTTCACCGTCCGGCAGACGGAGTTCGGGAAGAAGCACTTCCTGAACCTCCAGCCCGTGGCGGTCAAGGTCCTCGAGCTCGTTCCCTTCGCATCCGGCTACGACGACGAGGGCTTCTTCGACGACATGGACGACGACGCGATCGAGGCGGACTCCGTCTTCGACGCCCCGTCCTCGGATCGAAAGCGTGACCAAGGCCACTCGGGGTCCGGCGACTCGGACGACGAGGAAGACGACGACGAAGACGAGGACTTCTGATGGACGGGATGCCCTACCTGGGCCTCTTCGTCTTCACGCTCGTGGCCTTCGCCTACTACATCAACGAGGACATCTGACATGCCGCCCCGCTTTCCGAAGCGGGTGAAGGCTGACGTTGCCGGGGACGGGGTGGAGCGCAGCTTCCGCTCAGCGGGAGAGCTCCGCCTCGCCCGGCAGCTTCAGGACGCCGGTGTCCGGTGGGAATACGAAACCGAGTCTCTTCCCTTCGTTGTCGAGCACAAGTACGTGGTCGACTTCGTCATCCCGGACCTCGGCTTCCGGGTGGAATACAAGGGGTGGACTCCGGGCTGGGCCGATGGCTCTGACCGGAAGAAACTCCTTGCCATCCGTCAAGCCTTCCCCGACCTGGACCTTCGCATCGTCTTCGACAACGAGCGCTTCGCCCACTCCCCCATCCGCAAGGGGAGTCGCACGCGCAACATGGATTGGGCCGACAAGCATGGCTTCGAGTGGGCCGTCGGCGAGGTCCCCGAGGAGTGGCTTCATGGGTAAGGGGCAGGACATGATCCGCAAGAGGCGAACCGACATGGTGATTCGAGCGAAGGAGCGCGCGGCCAGAGCCGGCCTCCCCTTCGACCTCCATGTCGACAGCCTCGAGTGGCCTGACCGCTGCCCCGCCCTCGGCATCCTCATCGACTACGGCCCCCGCTACGGCCACAAGCAGGCGCGCGGACAGGGCCCGGAAGAGAACAGCCCGAGCATCGACCGCATCGACCCCGACCTCGGGTACGTCCTGTCTAACGTGCAGGTGGTCTCGATGCTCGCCAACCGAATCAAGAGTTCCGCGGAGGCATGGGCCATCCGCAAGGTGGCCGACTGGCTCCACGCTCTGGAGGACCACGAGGAACCATGGCCCGAGATCGAGAGAGCACCGACCTGATCATCGTCCACTGCTCAGCCACGACACCGAAGATGACCACGACCATCGCGGACATCCATAAGTGGCACCTGAACCGCGGCATTCGCAGCGACCGCGGGCGGACCGGATACAACTTCGTCATCGAGCGAACCGGGAAGATCGAGCAGGGACGCGAGCTGCTAGAGCAAGGCGCCCACGCACGCGGGTATAACCACCGCAGCGTGGGCGTCTGCCTTGTTGGAGGAGTGCGCCGAGTGGACGGAAAGCTCGTCCCGGAGGCCAACTACACCCCCGCTCAGTGGGACGCCCTCGAGGTTCTCGTCGGCGGCCTGTGGCTGAAGTTCGACACGCCTGTTGTCACCGGCCACAACTCGCTGAGCAACAAGGACTGCCCCTGCTTCAACGTGGAAGAGTGGGCATTCGAGAAAGGATTCCTTTGATGAGGATCTTCCGATTCATTCCCGCACTCGTGCTTACCACGCTGTGCCTCACCTGTGGGCTGTCTCCCGCCCTCGCACAGCTGGCCACTCCGGCCACTGGCTTGGGTGATGCAGTCCGGGCGACTGACAGCGGCGGGGGCGGCGGAGCCTTTGCGGGGACGGCCGACTACCTCGTGGCAGGGGAGGACGGCGTAGCAGACGCGGCGGACCCTCGTGATGGCGATGGCAACGGTACATACGACGATGCCATCGCCTGCAACGCGACGTTC